TCAGCGTCTAGGCGCGTGATCTGGGAGCCGCTCGCCAAGGCGATAGCGAGTCCAGTTCCGAGACCTGTGCGGAGCGCTTCGATCACCATCTCGTCAATGCCGGTGTTGGCGACGATCCAGCCGAGCGATGCCGCAGCCTTAGCGCGGAAGCCCTTCTTGCCGTTGCTTGCCTTCGCGGCTTCTACGAGCGCGCTGAAGGCTTCCTTGCCTTTGTCATCCCAGTCAACGCGCTGGAGGGCCGCCTCAGCGTCGGCGATGACGGCGGCTGTCTTAGTACCCTTTGCCATTGGAACCTCCTTAGCGTGGCTGGTTGGTGCCTGTACGACGATTGTAGGAGCAGCGGCAGGAGCCACTACTGGTGCTACCACAGGAGCAGCGACTGGCACTGGAGCCGCGACCTTGCCTGGGTGCGTGACGATGAGCAGGCACTTGTAGTCGACTGCCACCTTCTTCGCCTTGACCTTGCTGTTGGCAATCTGGCGCAGCTGCGCCTCTGTAACCGGCACGCCGTACTTCTCAGCGGCTTGCTTATCGTCACGAGTCGGACACGCCCACTGCCAGCCGTGGTCTTCGCACCATCCTGCGGAGGTCATATGGCCGTAGCCAGCCTTGATCTTCTCTGGCGAATGCTTGCTCCACCACTTGAACCAACGGTCGTGCCAAGCGCTGATTTTTACATCGGCTGGGTAGAAGGATGGACCTTGCTGGACCCACACCATAAGTGCTGCGCCGCCCTTGGCTGCGGCGACTGCGTCCTCCCAAGACTTGGCGTAGCGAGCCTTTCCGCCTAGGTGGGCGATGACCTTGATGGCTTCGGCAAGACTGCCGCCATTGTCGGACTTGCCCTGCACATCGGCTCGACCTGTGACTTTCTTCATTGCGATTACTGCCTGTGCGGCCGTTGGGCTTAGTTCATATTTTGAGCTCCAGCCAATGGCTGCCGCGCAACTACTCCATGTGCAGTCGTCTAGGATCTGCTTCGCGCCCTTCAGCTGGGATTCAGCGTCAGAATAGAGCTGTGAGGCAACGCGATATTTCACTCTGCGTTCTCCTTCTTGATCAGCACGGCGATTGCTCGACCTGCTGCGTCAAAGTCCAGAGCCGCGCTAACAGGGAATCCCTCAGTGCAGCCCTCTGAGTAGTCGTTGCCATCTTCGCCCTGCTTCCAGAGCGTGCCGCCAAAGGCGCTGTTCTCGGTGTTCAGTACGAGAGCCACCCACTCACCTGGCGCGGTATTGATCCGCGTCCAACCCTGCTCGTGGATCTGCTCGATGTGATCTGCTGCGCTCATTATTCCTCCATCCACCGAAGTGGTCCTGTGACGAGCCAGATGATTGTCAGCCCACCGAATAGCGTCGCCATCGTGGACTGCGTGTCGCCCTCTGGCAGAACAACGACAGCAAAGAGCAAGCCTAGGATTGTCCAGGCTCCGCCTACTAGGTCAATGATAATCCGCTTGATCACTTCGTTGCCTTTCTCGCTGCACTTGCAGCAGCTGCACTGGCGGTCGATGCTGCGGCGACGGCCGCACTGGCTACCTGACCGACGATGATGGCGATGGCGACTGGTGCAGCCTTCTCTTTCTCGACCGGAGAGAGATCCTTGCCGAGATTGGCGATGGCTTCTACAGCCTGCGTGACGGTCTCCGCTACTGCGGCTGCCGCCTCTCCGACTGCTTCGCTCACTGCGGCGATTGTCTCACCGACGACCGCTGCTGCTTCTTCCGCAATGTTATCTGGTGACGGTGATGGTGAAGGCGTTGGCTCCACGCTCGGCTCAGGCGTTGCAGTCTCTGTCGGCGTTGGTTCTACTGACGGTTCAGGAGTAGGTACAGGAGTGGGAGTAGGAGTAGGGGTGACTGTCGGAGTAGGAACTGGCGACGGCTCGGCCGTGGGCGACGGCTGGGGTGTGGGAGTCGGCGATGGGATCGGCGATGGTTCAACACTTGGCAACTCACTTTCTGTTGGGGTTGGCGTAGGATCTGGCGATGGACTTTCTGATGGACTTGGTTCTGGCGTTGGCTCAACAGATGGTTCTGGGCTTGGCTCTGGTGACGGCTCTGCGCTTGGCTCTGGCGTTGGTAGCGCGCTGGTAGTCAGCCACTCAGTTGGCACGGTGCCGTAGCCGAGAGTTGGTGCGCCGTACCAGAGACGCGCACACGCGCCGCCGCCCCACTCAAACATCCAGATGTCGAGTGCGTAGGACTGACCTGCAACGAGCTGCGAGTAGCCCTCATTGGGTCCTGACCAGTGACCGCCGCAGCCGTGGAAGTTCCAGTCATCAAGCGTCAGCACGCCGTCTAGCGTCATTCTCCAGCCATCGTCGCTCCAGTTGAGAAACTCCCACTGGCCCCTCTCTGGCACGGTCAGCCAGCCTGTGAAGTTGATGACGAAGAAGTCGCCTGGGCAGCCCTCTGCCGGTGGAGCGCTACCCCAGTCGTAGTCGATGTTTGGCACCACGGCGGAGTAGCACGGCTCGGTTGTCGGTGGCGTGACCCACGGCTCGAACGGCCACGACATCTCTGGGTAGACCGTCATCGTCACGCCCTGCTGCGGCAGATCCTCAGCGCGCACGATCGGCAGGAAGATGAGCGTGCTGAAGACGATCCCTAGCAGTGGGAACGCGGCGCGCTTCACTTAGCGAGCAGCGATGCGAGTAGCGGCACAAGTACGCTGAACAACAGCGCACCGATAGCCACTAGTCCTCCTTTGAGTTTGTCCACATCCGAGCGCACCTGATCCAACTTGGCGGAGTGTGAGTCCAGACGCTCGATTAGTTGGTCAATCTGTCGTGGGGTCATCGTGACTCCAGCGCCTTGAGGCGCGTGTCGATGTCGAGCAGCGCCTGCACCACAAGCGCCTCCATCTCGTTCTGCGGAATGTTGACGGCGAGAACCTCAGTCGTATCAACGAGATGCGCCTCGCGCTCATCTACGCCGAGTGTCTCAACCCAATGCGCCAAGTCAGTCGTGGCGACCTGATCGGCGATGAAGCCCAGACGCTTGCCATCGTCAGCCACGGCGTCGGTGCGGCCGTGTGCCTCTGGTGCCTTCCACTTGAACGCCACCGGCATAAGTTGCCGCAGCGTGTCGAGTGCGCCGCTGATCTCGGTGATCTGCTCCTTCAGCCGTGAGTCTGAAGGCGTGGTGAGGTTGGCGTACTTCCAACCGTTGCTGTAAAAGTAGCCACGGTTGTTTGTCGTATCAACTGCGATGCCGCCGTTGCGGAGTGCGTCTGCGAACGCGTCGGTCGTAGCCGTGCCGTTGATGTTGGTGCTCGGCTGACCTGCGGTGACCTTAGTGATCAGCACGCCAGAAACGGTGGTGGCTGTTGATGCTGCAACATCTGCGGCGCTGGTCGAGTGAGTCCAGAGGCGCGTGTTGGTTCCACCCAGGTTGATGTTCGGACCAGTCAGCGCGGATGTTCCGTAGATCACACCGTCAAAGCCGATGTTGCCAACGACGGCGATAGAGTCATCTGTCTTCAGCGTGTCCGCAGCTGAGCGATAGAGATTTGTGTCTCCGCCAATAGTTAGACCAGCTCCTGCAAGTGTATCTGGAATCGTGATCTGATCTGCTCCAGCACTCGTGCCGTCTACGATCAGCGTCTCTGTCTGTACTAGCCGCGCATCAATGCCGGTGCCAGCGTCGGTGCTAATGAACGGAGAGCTAACGGTCACATCGGAAGAACTAACTTGGAGCTTGCCATAGCCAGCAGTTAGCGATGTTGGCATAGCCGTATCAACAGATGTAATGCCGTTGGTCTTCCACATTGCACCTGGCCCATATGTCGCTGGATCATTTCGATCCGCTACTAGAATCATCGGCATACCAGGAATCAGCTTGACCTCATAAAGATCCAAAACAGCGGAAGATGCATTAGTTGTCGTAGCGGCAATCTCAATATAAATGCGAGCATACGCCGCGTCTGCTGGGGTATTCAATCGCTCAGTGTTAGCAATTATGTAGGCCGTGGTCGTGTTGATAAAGTTGTTGAAGGATAGTGTTTGTGTGGCGGCTGATCCTGTAGTAGTCAAATCTGCTTTGTAATAACGAATCTGAATATTGAGTGTACGGTTTGAAGCGCTTGTCGCGCCACCTGCGGTGACCTCAAGGCTGTAGGAATACGCCCTATCTCGCGTAGCATTGATCGGCACATAGCGCGTGATTGAGGCTGCCTTGCTTGATGTATTGGCGGCAACGGTCCAACGCAGCACATTGCCAGAGCCAGAGGCCGCGTCTGCCACGACAGCGCAGGTAATCGCGCCCACGCTGCTGTTATCCGTAAAGGTCCAGTACGGAAGTGGGTTCTCTTCGGTAATCGTGTCTCCAGCTGCGTCTGGCGGAACAGCAAAATCACCATTACTGACAAATGACTGGATAGTTCTCAATGCGGCTGGACCAAAGATGAGTGAAGTCTCGCCGTCGGTATTGTTGGCAACGAGCGGCGAGCCTTTGTCGTTGTTTACGCCGCCCTCATACGCGCCAAGCCCTGTGACATTCGTGCCGTACTTACCCATCGTTAGTCCGCTCCAATCAATACGCTAAGGCCCTTGAGATACTGCCGTCGGAAGTCCGCTTCAATGTCGTATTGCACCTGATAGGTGCCGCCACCTTCTGCGAAGCGCATCGTAACGGTCGCAATGAATAGCACAACGCTCGCAAGGTCAAGCTGGATAGAAGTCAGTCGAACATACTGACCTGGTAGCCACGCCTTTGCAAGGTAGTAGATGGTTCCAGTAGCGCCGCCGCTCGTGATAGTTCCGCTTGTGACTGTCGTGAAGGTAAAGCTTGTTGATGTGGGAACAGTGGTCACAGTCCAGGTACCGCTTAGTGCAGTGTATCCAGTCGGTCCAGAAAACAGATTGATCGTCACGGTGTCGCCAACCCTAAAGGGATGATCCGCATTGGTTGTAATAGTTGCGGTTGTGCCACTTCGTGCCGCGAGCGAAGCCCCAGCCGCGAGTGCATATCCCTGGCTGTAGCCGTATGACCAATCAGGAGATGCGGTCTGGCTGAGGTCACCGCCAGCAACAGAGAACGACACGGTGCGCACCGGCTTGCTGCGAGTCACCATCGTTGCTCGAGTCAGTGAACCAATCGTCGCTCCACGGTCGCTCAGATTCTTGACCTTTGGTGCGCTGAAGATTTCGTGGGGCAATGGGCCGTTGCGAGCAGCTTGCCCAGCACCGTCGCGGCTGTAGGTGCCTGTGTAGGTGCGGAAGTATGGGTCGTTGGTTGGCGCGGTTGGGTAGGTCTGGTTGCTGTCATATCGAGCCACCGTGTCAGCAGCCTGTACAAAGATCCCCTTGACAATGTCGGAGTGATCAAGGTTCACCGTAAGATCGCGCGCAAAGATTCTCGTGGTGGCGGTGGTGCTACCAGTTCGCAGCAAGGTAGGGTCAGTCACGATCTCGGCTGGAGCGCTGGCTACAGCTGGTGCCGCTACCCTTGGGCCATAGTTGATGCGCCCATCGCCATCAAGCCAGTAGCGGTACTGCACCTCTGCAATACCGCCTGCGGCCTCTGCGATCTGGTCCAGGGCGCTTTGCAGCGTGGTTGCCTTGAATGATTGCTTGCCAATCGTTTGTGCGGTGCCAGTGAAGATCGCGCGCCTTGAGCCAGTGATCACTCCGGTGTTCAAGATCTGCCGAGTGGTCGCGTCATTCACCTGCGCGTCAATCTTTGAGAGCAGCGAGTTGATGTGGTCCTGGTCTGTTGACGCTGCGCCACCTTGCGTGAATGAGTCCATAGAAGACTTGACTGTGATTGCCGTCTTAGGGTTGCGGATGATGGTCTTCTGAAGCCAGCCATCAGCGTCAGAAACACTGACTGTGGCGCGTGTGCCTACGCCGTTCTCCAGCAGGCGTGCGTTGATACCAGTGATGAAGCCAAGGAAGATCGGCGTGGTCGCGCTGTAGCGGCTATCAAAGAACTGGACGCGCGCATTATCGTAGACCGCGCCTGAGCGCCACCACTGTAGATATGGGGTCTGAGTCTTGACTTCGATTACATCAAAGGACATTGACCCACCGCCACCGTCGCCAGACATCGTCAGCGTAAGGCTGCCAAGATCAACATATGGTGTGGTGGTAGAGGCTGGAGCTGGGAGTGTCAGCAGGTCGCCACCGGCTCCTGCGCCTGTGACTCCTGCGACGATCAGCGTGAACGGATTCGCCATTTAGCGGCCGCGCTTGAAGTTGCCTGTGCGCTTCAGGGAATCGGTCACCACCGTGTCGACCTTGCCTGTGCCGATGTAGATGTTGTTGGTCGTGGTTCCTGTTGAGCCGTTGGCTCCAGAGAAGAACAACTCTCGTACAAGAGTTGACTGACCATCTGTTCCAGTTGGTGCGGTGATTAGCGGCGTTGTTCGATTCTTGAGATTGAGGCTTTGGGCAAGTTTAGTGAGTGCGCTCGCCATTTCTCCCTGCTTGATTGATTGATCAATAGCGAACGCTCCAGCGACGATTGGAATGGCGGCAATAAGGGCGGTGCCAACAATCGCTGTAATGCCTGCGGCAGCAGCAGCGGCTGCGCCTCCTGCGGCAGCCGCGCCACCAGCGGCACTAGCCGCCGCTGCGGTAGCAGTTGACGCAGCCATCATTGCACCAAACTTAGTAACAGCAGCGGCGACGAGTTGACCTGTGATTGCACTCGCCAATGCCGCAGGGATTGTTGCGGCGATGTTGGCAACGATGAGTGCGGTGAATGGGTCCATACCACCCTTGAGAAGGTTAGCCGTGATGGCACCCTTGAGTCCGCCAAAGGCTGCGCCGATGCCGGTGACCAGCAGGGTGATAGAACCGCCTGGGCCGAGCAGATCGTCAGCGCCCTTGCCGATGCCGCCGATCTTGTCAATGAACTCCTCGATCCTGACTACGGCCTTAGGAACGAATCGTTCAAACTTAGCAAACAGTTCTGGTAGGTTCGCCAGAATGTTAGTCACAAGTTCGTCAGCAAACTTCTGGAGTTTCGGAGTCAACTTGGTAATGATTCCAGAGAAGCGATCCATATACGGAGCCAAGCCCTTGAACAACTTGGTGACTGCTGGGAGGAAGGCTGCGCCGAACTGCTCTTTGAGTTCTGCTGCCTGGATTGATACGACGCTGAACGATCCCTCTAGCGTTTCTGCGTATGCGGCTGCGCTGCCCTTCGTCTTGCCAAGGATTGCGTTGAGTGCCGCCTGACCCTTGACCACTTTGCCAGTGATACCGAGTGTCTTGAGCAGCTTGCCGCCGTTGCCTTGGTACGCCTTACCGACTGCAATCGTTGCATCGGCCAGAGACATACCGCTGGAGCGCGCCAACTCCATTGCGACATTCTGAATCTTTGTTGCTTCAGAGTACTTGCTGGTAAAGCGCGTGCTTGCCTCAATCGATGCGCGGACCTCATCGTCGGTGAAGGCAAGTTTCTGACCGGCAAGGATCTGCCGCTCTACCGCAGCCAGAACGCTCTCAGTACCGAGCTTACGCGCCTTGAGGGCTGCGGTCAGCTTTGCGGTTGCGGCTTCGTCTGCTGCTGCACCCTTGATCGCCGAGACGGTGAACGCGCCAACGCCTGCGGCTACACCGGCAATACCCAGTGCCACCTTGCGAAAGTCTGCGCCGATGCCGCTTGCCGTCTTGCCTAGGGTGCCAAGCGCCTTGTTGACGGTCTTGATGTTTTTAGACGCGGCATCACGAGCGCTAATCGTTGCATTGACTGCGATGTTAGCCATTGCTTACTCCTACCCTGTTCGCAGGTTGGACATATTTGGCGAGATGCCGAAGACCGCTGCATCTGCCCTGAGTCGCTCATTGCGCGCTGATCGAGCAATGCGCTTGATCTTCTCGCTGGCTTCTACGCGTCGCTTGCCTTCAGCCTGGAGAGGGGTGAGTGGACCGACAAAGTCCGGCTTGTTCCACTGTCGGAGCGACTGCTCCTGTTGGAACTTGGTTGCCGTGCCGTTCGCATACTCAATCTCTAGACCGAGTACCTTGGCGCGCATCGCCTCGTCGTTGAGCAAGAGCACGATGGTCTTAGACATCGCATCCTTGGCTAGTTGAATATTAGCCTCTACTGCCTCAATAACAAAGTTGCTGCCACGAGTTCCTGGATGCTCAATGAACTTGCGATCAGAGAACAGGTTGGCGGCAGTCACCTTAGGGATGGTGTGTGGCTTGGTTCCCTTGACGACGAACCACGCGTACCAGGCGTACTTCTTCCCAGCGACAGGACCGACGATTGCGCCTGGTCGAGTGATGCGCGAGCGTCGGCCGCGCACGCTCTTGGCAAGTCCGCCGAGATCTCGTGGAGCCTTCTCTCGTACCGGCTTGGCAAGGGCGCGAGCTGCGTTGACCGTGGCGAACTGTTCGAGCTTGCGAACGCCCTTCCAGCCGAGAGAGTTGAGGAATGCCTTCTGGAGCGCTTCAGCCTCAGCGCGGACATTGCCCTGGAGTTCGATCTCTACGGCAGCCTTAGCCACTTACTTGCTCCTTGGTTGAATCTCGCAATACAAACCCCAATAGGTCATGAGATCTTCAGCAGTTGCGGTCTTCAGTATCTCCCAAGGTGGCACACCGTAGGCGGTGCCCAGTGTGTGCGCGATGATCTCTGGGCTGGTTACCACGACGGACTGACCAATGGCCAGCCGTCTGGCTTCCAGCCTTACGCGTTTGGGAGTGCTGAGATTGCGGTTGCCCACTTCTCCATTGCAGCCGTGATGGCAGCGACTGGAGCATCAAGGATGTCATCGGCGGCATTGCCGTCGATGTCCTTGAAGTTGTGGCTCACAACCAACCTAGCGAAGGCTGCGAACTGGACGGCTGTGTCGCCCTGTAGGTCGATCAAGATGCGAGCGCTTACATTGCGTCGCAGTTCAATCGTCCAACCGGCATACACGCCGTCTAGCTCAATCTTCACCGTGTCCATATTGACCCTCCTCCTAGCGCCCTAGGCGCTCTGCTTTATGGCGCTGTTGCCAGCGGCGAATCCACGATGATCTCAAGCGACTTGCCTGAGGTCGTGTCGAACGCCAGTCGGCAGGTGACCTCATTGACCACCACGCCCTCGTTATCCGCTGAGAGCGGAACGATGTTCTCGATCTCCCAGGAGCCGAGAATCCACACGCCGTAGTTATCGGCAGTCGTACCGAACAAGCGCAGGTACTTCTGCGTGGCGATGTCGGTGATTGGGAAGCTCGTCGTGGCTGACGAGTTGCTCGCCACCGTGAAGGTGAGCGTTGCATCAAGCACGCCAGTCAGCGCGGCCGTCGCAGCCGTGAGGCTGCCATCGAGCGCCGTCACCATCCCTACACCGGTCGTGACAGACAGGTTGAAGTTGTAGATCGTGGAGTAGTCGGTTGCCCCTGTGCCGGCCTTATTTGGGAAGTCGGTGTCAATGCTCAACTTCATCAAGCGCCCAGGCAGGAATGGGTTCGCAGGGATCGCGTTAGGGAATGCAAGCACCGATGAGCTGACCGTGGTCGCCGCGAAGGTTGCGCCCATCTGGAGCAAGCCATTCGCATCTGCCGAGAAGGTGATCTCGGTTGGTGCTGCGTCTCGAACGAGATACTTCTGCACGCCGTC